CCGTTTTGTCCAGGCGAATTGATTTACGCGCTGGAGTCGCGGTCAAATAGGCTGCAGGCTTGGCAAGCCGCACCTGAACCTTTGCCCCGGCCAAGGTTTCCCAATCTCAAAGCTCCTAATCAACCAAAGAATTTGCTATCTCGCCAGCTTAGGCGAAAGAAACAAGCCCGGGGTATGGGTCGATAGGTTTAGAGTCCGTCTGAGAGGGACCCCTCGCCGGGTCTGCTCAAGGGCAGATTTGGTACCGAACACCACCTCCGTAAGCGGGTTTCTCGTCGTCTAAAACGGAAGATCGCTGCCTCTAAGGGTGATAGGAGTGCTGAGAGAGAACTGCTCTCCACTTTCGCCACTCGTGACCGGTAACTGCGTCACTAGATTGCACAATGCGACAGTTTCGACTAGTCCGTCCACGCTTCTTTGCAGACACGCCAAGCAAACCTCTTTAGGGAGATTAGCTTGGCTATGAAAGGTCTGTTCCGCTGGCGCCATGGGAATGGTGTCAAAGCGGATGAAGGTGACGCCTAGTCCGAAGTGCTTAGGGAACCTCCCCTCGCCTGCCGGGTAGTGCTTTCTGCGTACGCAGCTGCGGGTGTTGGAGCCGAACGTGCCCGTTTGTCCAAGGAGTTTGCTTGGGCATCACTGTCCCTGGTAGAACCTGACGAGTACCTTCCTCTTTTGAAAGGTCTCTCAGGCGAGCACCGGGCCCGATGGATTCTTGATGACGGAGATCTTCTCTCCGGTCAACTTTCCTACATCGGCCGTGCTCTCCCAGAGGCAGCTAAGGCTAAAACCTTTGATGCTCTCAGGCAACACAAACTGGATTACTCGGGGTCACACGTAACTCCAACTTCGCTCCTCACGGCCGCTGAGAACTTTTCCTGCCAATGGGCAAAGAAATACCTCCGGAAGTTGAAGAAGGACGTCAAGCCTACAACTGCTTGGCCTACCTTATCCTCTTGTTATGAGAGGACTTCTTCTAAAGGAGGTTTACTTTCTCACCTCATTGGTCGACATGGGCACCCCCAAGTTCCTCTTCTGGAAAGACCAGATAGGTTCGCTAAGGATGTTTAGACCGACGCCTATTTCTCTACCATAATGGAGATGGGCGCGGCTCCCAAGTCTAAGGTTTTATGTCTCAGTGAGCGTGGGTTGAAGACACGAGTAGTTACTGTGGGAGAAAGTCATCACCAAGTGAACGGTCACTTGGTAAGAAAGAGACTTTTCAGCGGACTTCGCCATACCCCCGGGGCCAGGTATCCTTTAGAGGGTGCTTCAGATGAGAAGATCATCCAAGAGCTCGTCGGCGCGATTGGTCAGACACTTGTAAGTACTGACTTAACTCGGGCTACTGACTTGCTTCCGTTTGATTTGATCCTGAGTGTTATCTCTGGTATTTGGAAGTCGGGCCGTATCACTCTCGAAGAGTTGCAGTGTTTGCATCTCCTCCATGGGCCTCAGAAGTTATCTTATAACATCGAGGGAGAGTAGTCGACCGTCATTTCTACCAGAGGCACACTCATGGGTCTACCAACGTCTTGGTGTCTGCTCAGTCTGATTCACCTCTTCTGGATGGACCAAGTGTAGGCTGTCGAGAAGAAACCGGCAAACCGACGACTCCACAAATTCCATATTTGTGGGGATGATGCTTTGCTCTGCACCACTCGTAAGGGTGCTTAGCGTTATAAGAGCATCGTTCGTCAGTGCGGCGGGGCTCCATCGGCAGGCAAACATTTTGAGTCCGTCCCTGGCCGCCTCTCTAATACGTTGCGAGGTGTCTTCTTAGAAAGACTTTACAGCTTTCAGGTTGACAAATCCGGAAAGATTTCTGAAGGGCTCCGTGCCCCCACGATCTCGATCAAGGGATTGACTTCCAAAGGGCTGCCTCGGTTCGTCAGAGGCGCACTTCCGGTCAGATGTGACTCGAGCGGAATCCAGCAGATCGCGATCCTCGACTCTTTGTGCGAGGCCGGTCATCAGGCTGAAGAGCCCGTTCGACGTTACATCGACCATCGGTGTCCATGGTTAGGCTAGTTTGCTGAAGAACGTCTCAAACTTTCGCCTGGTCGACCCTTGTCAATGGGAGGCTATAGGTGGTCAAATCCAACAGATGCTGGAGATGGCCTAGCTCGTCAGGTTCTTTCAA